AAAAATCTAGAAATAGTTAATTGATTTCTACTTAATTTATTCTTGTAGGGGGCTTTTAATATTACAAATATTTTTTGTTTTTTTTTTTTAAAAAAAAAAGTACCTTTAAAAAAAAAATTAAAATTTGTTTTTTTTTCAGACAACAAATAATTTAATAGAAAAAGAAAGCTGAGAAATTTTTTACAAAAAACCCAATATTTTTTAGATTTTATTAAAATTTTATAATTACTATAATAATTTAATTGGATGCAAATATTTTTCAAAATCTACTAAATTTAGTTAAACAATTTAAATTTTTTAAAAATATAAAATATTTGTTTGTTGCAGCCTAAACGCTCCACGAAGGCCCCGTTTTTTAAAATAATATTAACGCCTAAATTTGTTTTTTTCTCTAAAAAAAAACAAATTTTTTTTGCTAAAAAATAATTTATATTTTTCATCTCTAAAAAAATAAAATTTTTATTTAACCTAATAACCCACCTTAAAAAAGAACCCTTCCCTTTTCCCATTCTAGCATTTTTTGATTTTTTAGTTATAGGAAAATTTTTTTTAAAAAAAAATCATATTTTACGATAGAACCTTTTATTTCTTTTTTTTAAAAAAAATCTTTTTATAGTCCTACTAATAAAACTAAAATAAACTAACTCAAAATTATATCTTTTTTTAAAAAAAAAAGATATGTCACCCCAACGAGTACTGGGGATGATTACTTTAGTTTTGTATCTTTTTTTAAACTTTTTTAAAATTATAGAACTATTTTTAGATTTCATAAAAAAAAAACAAAATCAGCATACATAATTAAATTAAGTTTTTATGTTCATTTTAAAAAATAATTTTATTCAACAAATTATTATTTATTTTTTTAAAAAAATAAATAGTTGATAAAAAAATAAATAAAAAAATATTAAAAAAATAATAATAGTAGGTGCAAAAAAAAAATTTTAATGTCTTCATAACTATAAAATTTTTCAATAAAAAATAATAATTTTTTATTAAAATTTTAAAGTTTGCTAACTTAAAAAAAAAAATATTTGAATCAAACTCATAAAAAAAATTTTCTAAAAAAAAAAAAAATTAAAAAAAATAAAAATAAAAAAAAAAGAAAAAAAAAAAAAAAAAATATAAAAAATTTAAAAAAAAAAATAAAAGAAAAAAAAAAAAAAAAAATTTTATAAAAAAAAAAAAAAAAAAAAAAAAAAAAAAAAAAAAAAAATTTTATTTTTTTTTTAAAAAAAAAAAAAAAAAAAAAAAAAAAAAAAAAAAAAAAAAAAAAAAAAAAAAAAAAAAAAAAAAAATAAATAATTTTTATAAAAAAAATGAAAAAAAAAATGGGAAATCCTCCCATTGGATATGGTTATCTCTTTCAAAAAAAAACACTACTTTTCTCACTATTCTACTAAGATGTAAATTATAAAGTAAATATAAAAAGTAAAAATAAAAAATATATTTTATGATGTATAACCTTCTATATTTATAAAATTTCTTTTTTAATATATAAATATTATTTTTAGACGGTTTTTGTTTGTTTATTCATTTTCTATTTTTTAAGTATAAAGATTTTTACTGTAATCATAAAAGACGGATAAAATTACTTTAAAAAAATAAAAAAACTTTTAGAAATATATAAAATTATATATCTTTAAAAAGTTTAAGAAAATAAAAAACCTTTAGAAATATATAAATTAAAATGTTTAAAAAAATTTATTTTATACTCTATAGTATATAATGGTTTTTCAATCAGATGTAAAATTAAATTTGTTCTACGACGTCATCCCTTTCGATATACAAAATTATATTCTAGAAATAAGAAAAACAAACCGGATAATTGAAATTAAAAACGCATTAAAAGACTTATTTAAAGTTAAAAGAAATGAAGAAATATATTTTAAAGAAGATATATGGAAAATAAAAAGAACATCGGTGAAAAGTTATTTAAAAATTCCAGATGTTGTTGCAATAATAAATGCAGAATATGTGTGGGATGAAGACGAAGACCCACCAATGTTGGTGAATTATTATCAAGAATACTGGGGTAGTAGAGATTTTAAAGAAGTGATGAGAAATCAAGGCTTACAATTTGAATGGTATGACGAAATATGGGGAATAATAAGAATAAAAGATGTTAAATTAAATTATGATTTATTACTTAAAAAAGAAGAACATATATCACCAGAAGAAAGCAGCGATGATGAAGAAGAAAAAAAACACAAAGAAGATATGGTTGATAAACTAGTTGATTTATTATATTTAGAAGGTATAATGGATTATAGAATTGAAAATGTTAAAAAGAAAATAGACGAAATGAAAAAATCAAATGCATTAAAACAATTTAAAAAACAAAATAAAGAAAAAGAAGAAGAAGAAAAAGAAGAAGACGATGAAATAAAAACAATTAGATGGACTCGAATTCTAAAAAAAACTGAAAAAGAAAGAAAAGAAAAAGAATATGTTTATAATAAATTAAAAAGAATGTTTAAAGAAAATTATTTAAATTCTAAAGAGTTTAAATATATAGTTGAAAATGATGAAATAATAGAATTTATTATTTTAAAAGATAGAATGAAATTTTAAAAATAAAAAATATAGAAAAAAAAAATAAAATTATAAATAATTAATATTATAATTTTATTTTGTCATTTAGTTTATATATATATAATGTCTTCTAGTGATATCGAGAAATTGAGCGTTTTTGACGATAGAATAGTCCAGATGGCTCCTAAATTTGCAGTAGAAAAAGGTGCATTATCTCTTACCAATTCACCATTCAGTGCGATTGCAGCTAACGGCTCACAGCATACGTACCAGATTCAAGTACCCAGTGAAAATGTGTTTGTTGACCGTCAGCTTGAGTGGTCTTCTACTTGTTTTTTATCGGTGACTGCTACAATTGCTGGGACATTCGTTTTAAATGAACCAGTATTAAATTTCGGGAGAGACTGCGCTTTGGCGCCATTTCCACTCCATTCATTAACACAAACTTTAACGGCTACAATTAATGACACAACAACAACAATGAATACAAACGATGTATTAAGAGAGGTGTTGCGTATGACTGATCTTAAGAAAAACAGAGAGCAGCGAACTTGTCCTACGTATTTAGATAATTATAGAAATTATGACGACGCATTTGGAACTATTAATTCACCATTAAATGGATATGATAATGCTACAACATCTGAACTTGTAGGAAATGGTGCATTCAGTGATGTATTTTTTACAAATGCGAATGGTGCTCCATTAGTAGGAAATGGTAGTTATCAAATAGGTGGCGCCGGTCAAGTTTATAACTATGTTAATGGTATCCCAGTTGGAGTCACCGACATTGCTAATCCACTTGTTATGCTCCTTGTTTATCCTTTATTTTTTGCTTTTAAATCGACTGAAAAAATTATATTATCGCCTTTTATTTTCTCTGATATAAATGAAAACGAGACGGGGCTCTTTGGTATTCAGAATATCCAGCTGGTATTTAATATGAATAGCCCAAATCTAACTGGTTTAAATGGTAGAGTATTAAGAAGCACCACTTTTGGTGGTAGAACATTATCTAATTTATCATATAATACATCGACGACTGTTAATGGTAATCAGACACCATTCACTGGTTCCGTTGTAAATGTTCAGTTTTTAACCCCATCGTTGGATTTAGCATTACCGCCTAAATCTATTGTAAATTATATGGAATTTCCCAGATATGTCTCTGCTGTCGGTTCTTTAAATGCGGCATCTCAAACTTTGGCTGTCAGTGCAAATTCTCAGACAATAACACTCCCACAAATTCCAGATATGATGATTATTTATGTAAAACCATTGACATATGGTTTAACTGACGCTGATTTTTATTATCCAATTAGAAAAATATCGATTAACTTCGACAATTATAGTGGTCTATTATCGAGCCATACTCCAGAGGAACTTTATAGAATGAGCTATTCAAATGGTCTCCATATGGATTATCAACAATGGTCGGGTTCTGGTAAATTAGGTTCATCTGGAGCAAATGTACCATTGACTGGTGGCTTTCTCGTTTTAAAACCATCCAAGGACATCGTTTTACAAACGGGTCAAGCTCCATCGTTGGTTGGCAACTTTACTTTTCAATGCCAAGTTGATTTTTTTAATACAAATCCAATAGGAGCACCAGTTTTAACCAACGCTAATCTTTGGATTATAACTGTTAATTCTGGATTTTTTGAAACTGTTAAAGGCTCATCTAGAATTTTAAAAGGAATTTTATCAGAAAGTGATATTATAAATGCACCTATTGCAACTACACAAGTCAGAAGTGAGACGAATAGAATAATCGGTGGTGCTTCGTTTAAAAATATGTTAAGTAATGCATTATCAAAAGCTCAAAGCATAGCGCCTATAGTTAAAATGATGGCTCCTCTTATTAAACCTATGCTCCCTCAACCAGCACAATCTGCTATGTCTGCGATTGGTTATGGTGCAACCGGCGCGGCAGAAACTGGTGCTGGAATTACCGGTGCTAGATATAATAGAAATAAAAGTTTAAGTGCTCGATTAATGTAAATTAAAAATAAATTTTTAAAAAATAAATATTCTAAAAAAAATATATATATAATTTTTTTATAACTATAATTATATATATAATGGCTACAATTAATATTACACAAAAACCGGGTGCTACTGGTATTCCAACAATTGACGCTCAATTTAAACATATAAGATCATATGGTACAACTGAATTAAAATCTGCAGTTTATATCGATGCATATAATGCTGCACAACCAAACGCTAGGGCTCTAGGAAATGTTGGCGCTGCTGGATATATTGAAATAGGTTGTAATCAAAAAAGTAATCCAGTCGGTCTTTATGGAAAAGACACTCAATTTAACGCGGCTAACCCTAACAGAGGTAAATTATCAATTAAACCAAATTTTGGTGCTGCTGATTTGACAATTGAAACTGACGAAATGGTGGGCATTGGTTCTGATAATACAAACTCTGTTGGTAAAATTATGCCTACCGGAATGTGGGTTCGTAGTAAAAATGAGGCTGGGACTGGATATAATGCTGCTTTTTCACTTACTAATATTCCAGATGGTGGAGCTGCTGCTGGTAAAGTATATACATCAGTCTGTAATGCTACAACTGATGCAAATCCCGGACAATACAATATGTATTTAACTGATATTACCGCTAGTGTTGAGAGTAATGTTAATGTTATTAGAATTCAACCAACTAGTGCAACTACCGCTAATTATACAATAGCTGCACCACCATCAACTGCTAATGCACCCAGTATTTTTTTAATTGGTAATGTTGATGTAAGCGGTAATCATAATATGAATGGTGTTGTTGATATAAGTGGTAGTGTTAATATAACTGGTAATACTGCTATGACTGGTAATCTTAATATAACTGGCAATACTGTTATGACTGGTAATCTTAGTATAGTTGGAAATCTTATTATTTCGAGTAGTCTTTATGTTGGTTTAGTCGCTTTAACGAATTCCGGTGGAGCATCAACCGCCACCGTAACAATAGCCGGTATGACTGGTACCGCCGTCGTTATGCTTACTCAAACTAGTATTGGTGGTGGTACCCCACTTCCCGATTTATTATATACTGCATCTAACGGACAATTTATCATTTCAACTACTGCTACATCTACTGCACAAATCGCTTATAATGTTATTAAATTATAAAATATTATTCATTTTTAAATAAAAAGGTTTAGTAAATTTTTTTTTCTATATTACAGTATATAATGGAAACTAAAAATTTAAATAATAATATGATAGTAAAAAAGATTTTAAAAGACGGAACTGAAAAAATATACGAATACGACCAAAAAGAATATAATAAAAAATATTATGCAAAACATAAAGAAAAACTAAATAAATCAATTGAATGTCCGGTGTGTAAAGGGACATACTGCATAATGTCAAAAGCTAAACATATGAAATCAGCTCGTCATTGTAAATTTATAGAAAAACCAAAAGAAGAAACAAAAGAAGAAACAAAAGAAGAAACAAAAGAAGAAGAAACAGAAGAAGAAGAAGCCAAAAAACAATTTATACAAACGAATTATGAATCTATACTAGCAAATAAAAGAACATATATTTAATAAAATTTTAATTATAATATAATATAATATAATTAAAATGTCAATACCTTTAGACACTGATTTATATAATCAAATAAAAAATGAGGTATATCAAGAATATCCGAAACACTCGGCTTATCGTTCAATGTTGCTCGTTAAAAAATATAAAGAAGCTGGTGGGAAATATAAAGAAAATGAAAGAAATAAAATGAATACTACAAAATGGCTCAAACAAGAATGGACTGATGCGAATGAATATTACAGAACAAAAAAAACTATACCTTGTGGTAGTCAAAATACTATTGAATTATATAATGAATATCCATTATGCCGTCCTTTAAGTATTTTAAAAAGATTATCAAACGAACAACTAAAACAATTAATAGACGAAAAAAACAAATTAGGAAAAAAACATCTTATAACGTCTAAAGTATTAAATACAGATATTTATAATATTAAACCTTCTTTAAGTGGTTGTGCTGTTAATATTGGATTTATAAATCAATTAGAAGGTATAGGTTTAAATTATAATGATTATTTAAAAAAAGCAAGACAACAAGCAAAAAAAAACGGATACAATGAAAAAAATTTATTTATTAGTGATAAAAAACCTTATAAATTAATGATTATAGATAATGAAAATAAAAAGCGATATTTTGGAAGAGCTGGTTATAATGACTTTATAATATATAAATATTTAGAGAGTATAAATGAAGTAGAAAAAGGATACTCTGACAAAATGAGAGATAGATATATTAAATCACATTCAAAAATTAAGGGTAAATGGAAAGACGATGATTTTAGTCCTAATATGTTGAGTTTATTGATTAATTGGTAATATATAAAATATATTTTTTTTAGGGAGGATTTTTACTT